TGGTCAAGCAGCAGGTGGTGGAAAAATTGATATTGGATTTGTAGATTTAGTAGATGGTGTAACTTTTGTTGACACTGATGGCTTCGTTGATAATGGAGCTGCAGATGATGCACAAGAAATGATTCTACCAAGTTCTGCAACTGCAGGAAATGATTTAGGCCTAACTAAAATGACTCACGATATTAAAATTGTAGCTGGTCAAGGTGCAGCAGCAACAGCTGGTACTTTAGATGGTACAATTTTTTATCACGTTCAAGACGAAGGTAAAGAGTCAGCGTAATTAATTAATTGAGTGTGGGCTTCGGCCCACACAAAATTTAACAGGAGAAACAAATGGCATCATATTCAAGTGATCAACAGGTAGCCCACGCTACAGCGGACGCACAAATGGTTCCTTTAGGACAAAGAGCTAGAATAACAGGCATTCAAGCAGAAGGTGCAGGAAGTTCTAGTATAATTTTTAAATCTGGCGGAGCAGCTGGAACTGTAATAGCTACATTTAAATTTGGAACTGAAGGAATAGATTTTTATGTTCCTGGTTCTGGAATTTTATTTGACGACGGAATTTATTTAGATTTAACTGCAACACCTGGTGTTACTATAACATTTACGTAGGATTAAATTGTGGCTACAATAACTTATAAAGTAACCGTAGCAACGGGGACAAATCAATACGGTACCGGTAATAAATATTATATTAACGGAGAGGCTAATGTTGTCTTGTATTTACAAGAAGGCAATACTTATATTTTTGATCAATCTGATAATACAAACTCAACTCACAGATTAGCTTTTTCTACTACTGCTAACGGAACTTGGGCAACACCTGCAGGAACTGAATATACAACTGGTGTAACCGTAACAGGAACTGCTGGAACTGATGGAAAAACAACAATTAATGTTGCACCGGTAAGAACAACTGGCGCTCCATTATTATTTTATTATTGTATTAATCACAGTGGTATGGGTAATACTGCACAAACTATTTCACCTACATCAGAAACTACAGAATTTAATCCACAAATAGATGAAATAATAGAAGAAGCATTTGAGAGAACAGGTGTTAGAGGCGCTAGAACAGGTTATCAATTAAGATCTGCAAGACGTTCTTTAAATATTATGTTTCAAGAATGGGGTAATAGAGGTGTTCATTTATGGAAAGTAAAATTAGCTAAAGTACCATTAGTTGAAGGACAAGCAGAATATAATTTTGCTTCTGATTCAGTTAATTTTCCTCAAGATATGGACTCAATATTAGAGGCATATTATAGAAATAATTCTACTACAACTGCACCACAAGACATAGCACTAACACAAATTAGTAGATCACAATATTCACAAACACCAAATAAATTAACTAAAGGTACACCTTCACAATATTATGTAGAAAGAAAATTAAATCCGAGTATATTTCTCTATGCAACACCAAGTTCAAGTGTATCAAGTACAACTACACCAAGTAGTTTTCAATTTTGTTTTTATTACTTATCTAAAATTCAAGACGTAGGTGCATATAATAATACATCAGATGTCGTAAATAGATTTTATCCTTGTATGATGTCTGGACTAGCTTATTACTTAAGTCAAAAATATTCGCCAGAGATGAGTCAAGAATTAGAACGAAGATATGAAAGTGAATTATTAAGAGCTCTTGATGCAGATAATCAAGGTACCTCTACTTTCATTTCACCACAAACATTTTATGGAGATGGAGTATAATGGCTGGCGGAGGATATGCATCAGGTAAACACGCTTTAGCGATTTCTGATAGATCAGGAATGGCATTTCCATATTCTGAAATGGTTAGAGAATGGAATGGTGCATTAGTTCACTATTCAGAATTTGAAGCTAAACAACCACAACTAGATCCAAAACCAGTTGGTTCAGATCCACAAGCTTTATTTAATCCAAGACCACAACCTGCATCGGTTGCAAGTTTAATTTTATTGGACAACAATCCATTCACTTCTATAATTTATAGTGGAACAACTTATATAAATGTTTTTTCAGAAGATCATCAAAGAAAAGCTGGAGACATTGTGAGATTTAGGGGACCACCAGAAGTAATTACTGCTGGACCAGGTGGTGATAGTGCTGATACTCCAAACTTACAACAATTTGCAAATATACCTACATTCAATAATGTAAGTGATTTAAATAATGTAAATGGTTTTACAATTGCATTAGGTCAAATAGATTCATCAGGTAATATAACTGGTGCAACTACTACTGATGCATTAACAGATCCAATAAATTATTTTTACATAACAAGCACTAGTAACGCTACAACAAGTGGTGTAGAAGGTGGTGGAGCAAACTGTTCAGCGGGACCAGTAACATTAGAGGTAGTAAACGGATAATGGCATACACTTTAGATAACTTAAGAGATGATATTAGAAATTATACAGAAGTAGATAATGGTTCTACAACTCCTAAAGTTTTAACAGATTCAGTTTTAGGAACAATAATTAAAAATGCTGAAAACAAAATTTACAGAGAAATTGATACAGATCAAAATGTATTTTACGCAACATCAAATGCTATTATTGGAAATAGATATGTAACTATTCCAGATAATTTAAGAGCAATTAGATATGTACAATTTAAAGATCAAGCAGGAAATCAGTATTATTTAGAACAACGAGATACTAGTTTTATGGCAGAATATTATTCTACACCTGGGACTTCTGCTGTAGATATTCCAAAATACTATGCAAACTGGGATGAAGAATTTTGGGTATTGGCCCCAACACCTGATAAAACTTATGAAATTACATTAGCTTATGACAAAGAACCAGAAACTATAACAGATACGACTTCTAGTCCTGCTCCAGCAACAGTTGGAACTTATCTGTCGAACAAATATCAAGATTTACTTTTGTACGCTTGTCTGGTAAATACATATGCATACTTGAAAGGCCCGCAGGATATGTTACAATACTATCAACAGGCTTATAGACAAGCAATCGAATCGTACGCTATCGAGCAAATCGGTATCAGACGCAGAGACGAATATCAAGATGGTGAAGTTCGCGCTCAACTTAACGTTAAACCACCATCAAGTTAATTAAGGAGATAAAAAAATATGGCAAATATAATACCATTTAGTTTTAGAGGTGCTCTCTTTGAAGCGAATCATAATTTTAAAGCTTCTGGTGGAAACACTTTTAAACTTTCTTTATATACAACTAATCCATATTCAACATCGTCAACAGTATATTTATCGGGAGTTGGTAACGGTGAAGTAGACACTACAGGTGGTACTAACTATTCTGTAAAAACATTAACAAGACTTGGAGTTGTTTCAACTACAGCAGTTGCTTCAGTTGACTTTGATAATGTTAGTTATACTTCAGCATCTTTTACTGCAGCTTTTGCAGCAATATACAATACAGATACAGTTGATGGTACAGCAAATAGATTAGTAGTGGTTTTAGATTTTGGCGGTAACAAGACAGCAACGAATGGTACTTTTACTATTACGTTTCCTGATCCGACTACTGCGTCTAATGCAATTATTAGTATGAGTTAAGGAGAAAATTTATGGCGTTGGTAATAAACGACAGAGTAAAAGTAAACAGTACGGCGACTGGAACTAGTCAAACTACTTTTGCAATTGATAATACACCTGTTACAGGATTTGAAACTTTCAATACTGGAATTGGTGTTGGGAATACAACATACTATTGTATCTTTAATCAAGGTACAAGTGAGTTTGAAGTTGGTTTAGGAACATTAAGTTCTACAACTAACTTACAAAGAACTACAATTATCTCCAGTTCTAATTCAGATTCAGTTGTTGATTTTCAATCAGGTACAAAAGATGTATTCTGTACTTTACCAGCAAGTAAATCGGTTTTCTTGGACGCTTCAGGAACACCAGTAGGAGCAGCGTCAGCTGGCTTTGCATTAGCAATGGCCGTGGCGTTATAAATAGGAAAAAAATATGGCACAAAATTTTAGAAACAATTTACAAAGAAACGTTGGTACATCTCCAGTCACTTTAGTAACTGGTGGAGACTTTGATGCAGTTATTGGTATCAGAATCTGTAACACTAGCGCTTCAACTGTTTTGGCTAGTTGTCAGATTGTAAATGGCGGAAACGATCACTTCATTGCAAAAGAAGTTAGCGTTCCACCAAACTCTGCAATCGAACTAATTCAAGGCGGTGCAAAAATTGTGTTGGCAAATGGTGACGTACTTAAAGCTCAAAGCAATACCGCTTCATCTTTAGATATTGTTACATCATTTATCGACGAAATAAGTACGTAGGAGTAATTATGACGGCAATAGTAAATGGAATCCAATACATCGGAGGCGGAACGGCTCCAAATGAATTTATACCAAATCAAGCAGGTACGATTGATGGCACACAAACTGTTGAGAACGGTGTTCTTGCAGGACCTATCACTATACCTGGTACAGTAACAGTAACAGGGACTTTAGTAATATTATAATGTCAAAAATAGAAGTAGATGCAATAACACAACAATCAGGATCAACACTTACAGTTGGTGGTGGAGCTAGTAAAACTGTTGTTGCTGATGCAACTACTGTAACTTTAGGTAGATGTGGTGGAACTGTAGCGTTAGCTTCAGGTGCTAGTCAAACAGGTTTTGGTAGAACAGGAACTGTAGATTGGCAGACAGGATCAATAAAAACATCAACTTTTACTGCAGTAAATGGTGAAGGTTATTTTGTTAATACTACAGGTGGAGCCGTAACTGCAAACTTACCAGCAGGTTCTGCTGGAGCAATAGTTTCATTTTCAGATTACACAAGAACTTTTGGAACAAATGCATTAACAATTAATCCAAACGGTTCAGAAAAAATAGGTGGTGTAGCAGATGATGCAGTATTAAATGTTAACGGTCAGGCAATTACTTTAGTTTATGTAGATGCAACAGAAGGTTGGATAAATATTCAAAATGCAGAAGACACAGAAACAGGACAATCATTCATAACAGCTACAGGTGGAACAATCACCACTTGTGGAAATTGCAAAATCCATACATTTACAGGTCCAGGTACTTTTACTGTAAGCTGTGTAGCAAATTGTGCGGCCAATAACACTGTATCATATTTAGTAATCGCTGGTGGGGGTGGTAGCGGAAAAAATAGAGGTGGTGGAGGTGGAGCAGGAGGATTTAGAGAAGTAAAAAGTCCATCAACACCTTATACAGCAAGTCCATTAGATGGTTATCCAAGTGCCCCAAACAGAGTTACAGTTACAGCAACAGCTTTTCCAATTGTTGTGGGTGCAGGAGGTGCGGGTGTTCCCTCACCATCACCTGATACTTCTCTCGCATCAAAAGGAGTTGATTCAAGTGCTTTAGGAATCACATCAACAGGTGGTGGTGGTTCTGGTTCAAGAGATACAGGATCTTTACAACCTGCCCCAGCAGTTCCATCAGCTTCTGGTGGTTCTGGTGCTGGTTACGGTTCATCTGGTCCAAGTGGAGCTTCTCCAACTTCGTCTCCAAACGGAGGATCAGGAAACACACCTCCTGTTAGTCCATCTCAAGGATCTAATGGAGGTTCGAATGGAAGATCTTCTTGTTATTCAGGTGGAACTGGTGGTGGTGGAGCAACCGTACAAGGAAGTCCACAAAATATAAGTGTCCCAACAGTGCCTGGTTTTCCTGTAGGAGGAAACAGAGGTGTAGCTATTGTTGCTGCTGCAGGAGGAGAAGGTGGTGATGGTGGGCAAGGCGCAACTACAAGTATTACAGGTTCAGCGGTAGGTTATGCTGGCGGCGGCGGTGGAGGTGGTTCTTGTAATCCATCACAATGGTCACCAAACGATTCTCAAGGAGGCACAGGTGGAATGTTTGGAAATCCTGGCACAGGAACAGGTGCTTTATTTGGTGGTGGTAATGGAGGAAGTCATAATAATGCAGGAGGAGCTGGAACAGCTAACACTGGCGGTGGTGCAGGCGGCGGTGGTGGTGGCGGATATGCTGGTGCTGCAGGTGGCTCTGGTATAGTAGTAATAAGGTATAAATTTCAATAATTATGACAAGTACAATTAAAGTAAACAATATACAAAACCAATGCGGTCAAAACATCATTAACGAGAATAGTAATACTATTACTCTTGGCGCTAGTGGTGATACGATTGCTTTAGCATCAGGTGCAAGTCAGACAGGTTTTGGTAGAACAGGAACTGTAGATTGGGAAACAACTCCAAAAACGACAACTTTTTCTGCTGTGTCTGGAGATGGATTTTTTTGTAACACAACATCAGGTGGTTTTACAGCTAACTTACCTGCAGGTGTCGCAGGAGCTATAGTTTCTTTTGCAGATTATGCAGGAACTTGGCAAACAAATAGTTTAACCGTTTCACCAAATGGAACAGATAAAATTGGCGGTGTAAATACAAATGTGGGTTTAAATACTGAAGGTCAATCAGTTACATTTGTTTATGTTGATTCAACACAAGGTTGGGTTAATGTTCAAGATTCAACTTCTAATGTTAGAGGTAATCCTTTTATAGTAGCTACAGGTGGAACTATTACAACATCTGGAAATTGTAAAATTCACACTTTTACAGGACCTGGAACTTTTGCAGTAACAAATATTGCGGCTTGTGCAACACAAAATATAATGTCTCATATGATAGTTGCTGGAGGAGGTGGTGGTACAGCTGGAAATCCAGGAGCTGGTGGTGGAGGTGGAGCTGGAGGATTTAGAGAAGTTAAAAACCCTGTAACCCCATATACAGCAAGTCCATTAGATGGATATCCTAGTGCACCTAATAGAGTGACACTTACAGTACAATCATATCCAATTGTGGTAGGTGGTGGGGGATCTGGAGGTAATGCTTCTGCTCCAGGTAATCCAGGTAGAACAGGAACAGCAGGAAATGTTTCATCTTTTGGAGGAATTGCATCAGCAGCAGGCGGTGGTGGTAAAATATCAAATTGTTTTTCAGGTGATGGGGGATCTGGTGGAGGAACACCTCATCCAAGTATTCCAGCAGGATCAGGAAACACACCTCCTACTACTCCAGCACAAGGAACAAATGGTGCTCCTGGTGCACCAGGAGGAAGTGGATTAGATGCAGGTGGTGGTGGCGGTGGAGCAACAGTTGCAGGCACAGCAGGTTCAAATCCAGGACCAGGTGGTCCAGGTGGTGCAGGCGCAACTACTTCAATTAATACAACTCCAACAGCTTATGCTGGTGGTGGAGGTGGTGGAAAAAGAAATTGTAGTTCTGATGGACCAGCAGGTTCAGGTGGAACAGGTGGTGGTGGAAATGGATCTTTAGGAAGTCCTGGAAGTCCGACAGCTGGAGGAACTAACACTGGTGGTGGTGGAGGTGCCGGTGCTTATGGACCTCAACCAGGAAATAATGGTTCTAATGGTGGTTCTGGTATAGTAATAATAAGATACAAATTTCAATAGGTAAATTATGAGTGAAATAAAAGTAAATAAAATTAGTCCAAGAACAAATTGTGGCACAGTCCAGTTAGGAGATAGTGGTGACACTATTACAATTCCTGCTGGTGCAACAATTACAAATTCTGGTACAGCTGCAGGTTTTGGTTCTACAGGTGAAGTATCTTGGAACACAACAAAAGTAACAACAGGTTTTACAGCAGCTTCTGGTATTGGATATTTTGCAGATACGAGTAGTGGAGGTTTTACAATTACACTTCCTGCAACGCCAAGTGCAGGAAATGTTATAGCAATTTCAGACTACACAGGAACTTTTGCTACTAACAACATAACAGTTGGTAGAAA